ACGGCGGCTGCAGTGGCAGATGGACTGTATGAAGTGCTTTGGCTGGTGGGCAGTGCGGAGCGATTTGGGGCAAGGAGTATGTCCCATACCATGACAGAGGACGGCGTGGATTTTTTTGTTACCTATGGCTGGCAGATCATTGTGGAACAGCAGGAAGCCCTTATGGAGCGGCTGGAATACAACGGGGAAAAGGTGATTGGATATGAAGAAAACGAAGTTTGAAAAGGCGCAGCTTTTGGAAAGCAAAACACTGGGGTATGGCAGGGATTTGCTGGAAGCAGTGCTGGAGGATGGAAAAAGGTATACAAAGGAAGAAGCCGCAAAGGCGGCAGAGGCATATTTGCAGGGGAAAGTAAAGGAGGAGAAGTAATATGGCATTAGGCGGCGGCACCTTTTTGGTGCAGAACAAGGTATTGCCAGGGGCGTACATCAATTTTGTATCCAGACCAAGAGCCATGGGCGTTATGGGCGAAAGAGGCGTGGTTTGCATGGGCATGGAACTGGACTGGGGTCCTCAGGAAATGATGGCTGTGGAAGCGGCAGATTTCCAGACAAATGCCATGGAGGTATTTGGTTTTGGATACAGCCATGACAAAATGAAGGATATGCGAGAGCTGTTTTGTGGGGCGAAAACAGCGAAGATTTACCGTATCAATAGCGGGACTGCGGCAACTGCCACCATTGGAGGAATGACAGTAACAGCAAAATACGGCGGTCTGCGTGGCAATGACCTGCGTGTGGTGGTGGCAGAAAACGTGGACGAAGAAGGCATGTTTGATGTGGCTACCTATATGGAAATGGAACAGGTGGATGTACAGACAGTGGCAGACATTGACAGTCTGGAAGAAAACAAGTTTGTGAAATTCAACGGCACCGGTGTACTGACACCTACAGCGGCAACCCCTTTGACTGGCGGTACCACTAAGGAGGTTTCCGGCAGCGGATACACGGATTTTCTGGCGGCGGCGGAAAAAGAGGATTTCAATGTGCTGGCGTATAACGGCACAGACGAGGTGACAAAGAAGCTGTTTGTAAGTTTTACAAAACGTCTGAGAGATGAAGAAGGCGTGAAGTTTGTGACAGTGCTTTACGATTATCCGCAGGCGGATTACGAGGGCATCATTTCTGTGGGCACAGCGAAAGAACTGGTTTGCTGGACAGCAGGCATGGAAGCTGGCGCGGCTGTGAACGAAAGTCTGACCAACCGCAAGTATGACGGGGAATATGAAGTGGATGCAAAAGACACCAAAAGCAATTTCATCAAGGGGATTCAGGCAGGGAAATTCCTGTTTTACGATGACGGCGGCGAGGTGCGTGTACTGCGTGACATCAACTGTTTCACTTCTTTTGAAAGCAACAAAAACAGTGATTTTTCCTCTAACCGTGTGGTAAGGGTGCTGGACAGCATTGCCAATGATGTGGCAAGGATTTTCAGCCAGTATTATCTGGGTAAGCGCAGTAACAACGCTGACGGCAGAAATCTGCTGAAAGCGGAAATCATTGCCTACCATGAACAGCTGTTGCAGTTGGAGGCAATCGAAAACTTTACGGCGGAAGACATTACGGTGCAGCAGGGTGTGGAAAAACAGGATGTGGTGGTATATGAAAGTGTACAGCCCACCGACGCCATGGAAAAACTGTATATGAGAGTGGAAGTTGTGTAAAAGGAGGAGAAGTATGGCATATTTACGGGCAAAAGATACGGTAAATGGTGCTTTGGGCACTTGTTACGCCAGAATTGACGGAGAGCGTCATGAACTGATGCAGGTGAAAAACGTGACAGCGACTGTAAAGAAAACCAGGACGGAAATTCCCATTCTGGGATTGACAGGGAAACAGCACAAAAGCGGCGGCTGGGAAGGCACTGGAAAAATGACGGTGTATTACGTTTCCAGTCTGTTTCGCAAGGTGATGCTGGATTATATGAAAAATGGTGTGGACACTTACTTTGAGCTGATGCTGACAAATGAAGACCCTACGGGAGAAACAGGAAAACAGACAGTGCTGCTCAAAGATGTGAACATTGACGAGATGGTTATCGGGAAGCTGGATGTGGATCAGTTTGCTTTGGAGGAAGATATGACATTTACCTTTGGGGATGCGGATCTGCTGGATGCTTTTGACGAACTGTAAGAAAATGGGCGGGCGGCAGGGATAAAAAGGAGGAGAAGTATGCAGGAAGCGTTTTACAAAGAAAATGCAAAGGCTTTTTGGGAAAGAGAGTGTTCCATTGCGCCAAGATTTCAGCAGGATGGGAAAGAGATGCTGTGGAAGATTCGAGGTATTTCGCAGGCGGAAAACGCGGAAATCTGGAAGAAAAGCGGCGAAAATCCGAAAAGATATGAAAGCATGGTGCTGGCGGCTTCTGTGGTATTTCCTGACCTGAAAGGGGCGGATTTGCAGGACAGCTATGGCGTTATGGGGGCGGAAAATCTGCTGGAAAAAATGCTGACGGCTGGGGAATTTTCCGCTTTGCAGGAGGCTGTGGAAGCGGTGAATCAGTAAGGGGGGACGAGATTGTACCGATTTTATTTGAAACAGGGGGAAACACAGTTTTTGTTCCCCGTGACGCCGTCACAGGTGCAGACGAAAGTGGGAAACTGCAATGAGACAGTACAGATTTTACAGATGGGGCAGGCAAATTTGCTGAAAAACGCCGGACTGGAAGAAGTGCGGTTTCGGGCGTTGTTTCCCGGCAGGCAGTATCATTTTGTGCAGGTGGAAGAAGGATTTCGAGAGCCGTCTTATTTTCTGGAACGGCTGAAAGATTTCAAAAAAGCCCAAAAGCCTGTACAGCTCATCATTTTCCGAAGGCTGGCGGATGGCAGTCAGATTTTTTGCAGCAATGTGGAAATGGGGCTGGAGGAATACACCATTGTGGAACAGGGCGGCGAACAGGGGGATTTTTGGGTGGAAATTGCCCTGAAGGAATACCGGAAAATGCAGAGTATTGCTTACAGACCTGCAAGCGACGGAAATACACTGGAAAAACAGCCTGCTCAGCGTCCTGCCAAGGAAATGGCGAAAACTTATGTGGTGAAAAAAGGAGATAATCTCTGGAATATTGCAAAAAAAGAACTAGGAGATGGATCAAAGTTTGGAGAACTGGCAAAGAAAAACGGCATCAGCAATCCTTCTTTGATCTACCCGGGACAGGTCATTAAGCTGTAAGGGGGCGAAGGAATGGAATTTCGGATTTTGATTGCCCATAATGGTACGGTATATGATGCCACGCCGGTGACGTTGGAAGGTGTGGAACTTGTCCAGAGTATTCGCATGGAAGCGGGCTGTCTGCGGTTTTCTGTAGTGCGGGACGGCATTTTGAACTTTGTGGAAGGGGACAAAGTACAGTTTTATGTGGACGGGTTGCTGCGGTTTGCTGGATGGGTCATGACGAAAGAACGTACTTCAGCACAGATTATTGCAGTGACAGCTTACGACATGCTCTTTTATCTGGCGAAAAACAAGGATACCTATGTGTACTGGGACAAGACGGCAACGGAAGTGGCAAAAATGATTGCCGCAGGGGCTGGACTGCCTGTGGGAACCATGACGGATACGGGATGGAAGATTCCCCAGCGGATTGAGGAAGGACAGACTTTGCTGGATATGATTCAGTCGGCACTGGACTTGACGGAAAAAGCAACGGGAAAGGAATATTTTTTCTTTGACGGCGGCGGCAGGCTGATGTTACGGGAACGGCAGGAGTTGGTGACAAATGGGGTGCTTCGCTGTGACGGAGGTATCAGTGATTACTGGTATCGGACGGACATCAGCAAAGATACATGCAATACGGTGAAGCTCTATCAAGCTGGACGGAAGGAAACGGAACATCTGGCATTTCAGGCGGAAAATGCGGAGAAGGTGGGAACATGGGGAAAATTGCAGTATTACGCCCATGTGCCCTTTACCTTAACAGAAGCCCAGATCAAGGAAATGGCTGAAAGCGTTTTGCAGGAAAAGTGCCGGGTGGTGAAGGAATTGACAGTGGAGAACATCAATGGTGATTTGTTTTTGACAGCGGGGCAGTCTGTATATCTGGAAATTCCCGATTTGGCAGAGATCGGCATTGCGAAAATGAGCCTCATTGAGAAGTCCACCCATATTTTCAAAGATGGGGAACACAAAATGAAGCTGGAAATGAGAGTGGAGGAGTAACATGAGAGAGATGGAATGTTTTTTTCAGGAGAATTGCTATCTGCCGCCCAATGAGAAAATTATGGTGTCTGACAGATTTGGAGATGGGGAGCTACTTTGGGAAATTCGGGCGGTAAGAGAAGCGGAACTGCGAAAAATGGAGAGAGAAACAGAAGAAAATCTCTGTGCGGCGGCAGTGGTTTTTCCTGACTTGCAGGACAGAAAGTTATGGGAAAGTTATGGGGCAAAAAGCGGTGCGGATGTGCTGCAAAAAATGCTGACACCAGCAGAATATCTGCGGCTGCAAAAGGCAGTTATGGCACTGAACGGATTTCAGAAGCGAAAGGCAGAACGGAGAGAAACGGCAAAAAACTGATACGGGAGGGCATTGACGAGGCAGATTATGCCAGTTATGCCCTCCGAAAATATGGCGTGCGTCCAACGGAATGGGTGCAGATGGATTTGGCAGAGCGGATGTTTTACTGCGCTGTCATTGATTTGGAAATAGAAAAAATGCAGGAGGCGGAAAGGGGGTAAGGTTATGGAAATAGTATCTTTTCTGAAAATGTGGATGGATGTCTGGAACGAAGCAGAGGAAAAGGGGTTGAAGATGCCGGAGGAAGCAATTTTATTTCGGGGAAAAGAAACGAAACATGATGAAGTAATGAAAGAAATCATTAAGTTTTTGCCTAGAAGAGAGTTTTCGGCAGAAAATGGAAAAATGGCAGTAGATTCTTTGGAGAAGGCTGTTTCTCAAAAAAATTTGATGAGTATTTTGGAAAAAGGACAAAATGCAGGGGAAAACATTTCTTTTATAGAGGAAAGAAAAAAGAAGATTGCTGCCAATATGGAAGTCATTGAAAAGAGAATACAGGAAAGTAGGTTGGGGAAAGCAGAAGAAAGTTTTTGGATGGCACAGACAGAAAGACCTATGAAAATGCCGGAAGAAATGGCTGGAACAGGGATGGAGAAAATGGGAGAAACCTTGCTTTCGCCAATTTTTGCGGCAGATGGTACAGAAGGAGAAATCCTGCGGCTGCTGCGGCAATGGCAGAAAAAAGAAAATACTTCTGAAGGAACGCAGCAGATTTCTATTTCCATTGGGCAGGTGCGGGAAAGCGCAGATGTGAATCAGGTCATGGAGGCGTTGACGGCAAAACTGCGGGAAGCCCATCTTTCCGGTGCGAGAAAGGCAAGAGGGGGTTGAGGAATGATCGAGTTATTAAAGGAAATTGCTTTGGAGGCAGTGGACAGAGGCAGTCTGGCGGATTTCTGTACGGGAACCGTTGTGGCGGCAGCCCCCCTTTCTATCCAGATTGAAAATGGTCCTTTGCTGGCAGAACGTTTTTTGCTTTTGAGCAGAAATGTGACGGAACATGAGGAGTTGGGGCAGATTCGCACATGGACAGATACGGAAGGAGACCGATGGTCTTTTTATCGCATGATTCGGGGCAAGGCTTTGCAGGCAGGAGAAAAAGTGCTGCTGGCAAAGGCAGCGGGCGGACAGCAGTACATTGTGCTGGACAGGGTGAAAGGAGGAGGTCAATGATTCCAACAGGAACGGAAATATTGATACTGGATACATCAGAGCATATGCCTTCCATGACATATCGTATGGCGGCAGAAAAAAAGGAAATCCGCGGGGCTTTGGATGGCATGGAAGCGGTGAAGCAGGTTGTTTACAAGATATTGCAGACGGAACGATACAAATATGTCATTTATGACTGGAATTATGGTGTGGAACTGGAAGACCTTTTTGGAAAAGCAGTCAGTTTTGTGATTCCAGAACTGCAAAGAAGAATCACGGAAGCGCTTCTTACGGATGACCGTATCGAAGCGGTAACAGATTTTTCTTTTGAAACAGAGAAGGGTAGTGTAACCGCGGCTTTTCGGGTACAGACCATATGGGGGGATTTGGAGGCAGAAAGGACGGTGGAAATCTGAATGTACGAAAGCTATGAAGAATTGATGGAAAGAAAGCTGGCAATGACCCAGGACAAAAGAGACAGACGGCAAGGGAGTCTGATCTTCGATGCTATGGGACCTAATGCGGCAGAAACAGCGGCTTTTTATGCGGATTTGACCATGCTGGAAGACAGAACTTTTGCGGATACGGCAACGGGAGATGATCTGACCAGACGATGTGCGGAACGTGGTGTGATTCGCAAAGAAGCAACAAAGGCGACTTTTTACGGAAGCTTTGTGGATGCAGAAGGAGAAGCTTATCCTCTGAAACAGGGAGAACGGTTTTATCTGGAGCCGTATTACTATCAGGTGCTTATGGAAGAAAACGGCAGAGTGGTGCTGGAATGCGAAACAGCCGGAGAGGATGGCAACAGTTATCTGGGGACACTGCTGCCGGTGAACCATCTGGAAGGGCTGGCAGAGGCAAAATTGACGGAGCTGCGTACAGACGGCGAAGATGCAGAAAGTGACGATATGCTGCGAAAACGGTATATGGACAGTTTTTCAGCTGACGCTTTTGGGGGAAATGTTGCGGACTACAAGCTGAAAGTTGGGGCTTTGCAGAATGTGGGCGGCGTGAAAGTCTATCCTGTATGGCAGGGCGGCGGCACGGTAAAATTGGTGATCATCGACCAAGGATGGAAAGCACCTACGGAAATGGAACTGGAGGCTTTGCAGAAAGAAATCGACCCGGAGAAGCGGGGAGAAGGATATGGCATGGCGCCCATCGGACACCGTGTAACAGTGGCGGGTGTGACAGAGGTGAAATGCAATGTTTCCATGGAGATTACTTGGCAGGCAGGTGCGGATACGGAAAGCGGCAAGCGGGAGATACAGGAAAGAATCGAAGCATATCTGCTGGAACTGCGGAAAGCATGGGCAGAATCTGAGTATCTGATTGCAAGAATCAGCTATCTGGAATCGGCAGCTCTTGCAGCAACAGGCGTGCTGGATGTGCAGAACTGTACCATCAATGGGCAGGGGAGCAATCTGCAGATGGAGGCAGATGAAATTCCTGTTTTGGGAGAATTTGAGGTGGTGGTATGACAGCACAGAGATATTTGCAGTATTTGCCTGACTTTGTGGCAGAATATGTGGAATTTCAGAAGTTAGGAGAAATCGAAGGAGAAGTTCTGGAAGAAGAAAGCAAGGCAAAGCAGGAGATGGAACAGGATCAATGGATTTTGACAGCCACACGAAAAGGGCTTTTGCGCAGGGCAGCCATGATGGGCTTATCTGTTGCAGAAACGGAAGATACAGAAATTTTGCGGGAAAGGGTGCTTTCCTACTGGAACAGCAGAAGACCATATACATTTTTCATGATGCAGGAATGGCTGGATACGTTTTGTGGTGCAGGAAATTATCAGGCAAAGCTGGATTATGGGGCTTATCGGTTGACCATTGTACTGGAACTGAAAGAAAAGGAAAAAAAGGAACAGATTTTATCTTATTGGAAAACACTGATTCCAGCCAATTTGGTATTTGAGGTGCTGCTCAATACCAATACCCACGGAAAAGTGGGCGCGCTGACACATGGACAATTGAAAGAAAGCGGCTGGACTTATGGCGAGATTCCTTTTGCAGATCTGTCGGAGTATGTTCGTGCATAAGCAAAATACATGGGTTTGTTTTTCGGAAAGAAACGGAAAGGATTGGAGAAAAATCTTTTCCGTTTTTTGTTTGTCGGAAAAATGATATTTTTCTTAAAATGCCTTAGAAAGCCTGACTTTTTTGGAAAAAGACTTGCAGGCAGAGCGTGAGTATGATACAATACCTTTACTGTTTGAAAATGAGAATGGTTTTTTATGATCATTACAAATAATATTGGGAGGTTTTGACACATGGCAACACTTAGTTTAGTATTATCAGTGGTATTGGTTATTTTATCTGTATTACTGTGTGTAATCATTCTGTTACAGTCCAAACGTTCTGCTGGTCTGGGCGCAATTGGCGGCGGCGGCAGCGGCGACACATACTGGAGCAAAAATAAAGGCAGTTCTATGGAAGGCGCTTTGGAAAGATATACAAAAATCGGCGGCGCTCTGTTCATGATTCTGGCACTGGTAATCAATCTGATTGGATAAGAACGAATGAGGGATGCAGAAATGCGTCCCTTTTTTTGTAGAAAGAAAGGAGAAAAGGAGGAACTATGGAGAAAGAACAATTACAGGAAAGAAAAGAACGCATTCTGGAATGTATGAAAAGTCCGGCATATGTGCCCATGAAGCGGAAAGACATGCGTGTGCTGTTGGGTGTGCCGGAAGAAGATCGGACATATTTTGAACAAATCATCGCAGAACTCATTGATGAAGGAAAAATATTTGAAACAAAAAGAGGAAAGCTGGCTGTGCCGGAAACATTGCAGATGGCAACGGGAATATTCATCAGCCATGCAAAAGGCTTTGGCTTTGTAACACCGGATGAAGGCGGCGCAGATATTTTCATTCCCGCATCAGAAACCAACGGTGCTATGCAGAAAGACCGCGTCTTGTATAAAGTGACCGGTGGCGGCGGCAGCGGCAGAAAAGCGGAAGGCACCATCATCCGTGTGCTGGAAAGAGGCATGACCCGTCTGGTGGGGCTGTATGAGCAGGTGAAAGGCTTTGGCTTTGTTACAGCAGACGATAAGAAGGTAGCAAAAGATATTTTTATTTCCAGAGAAAACAGCATGGGTGCTGTGACAGGGCATAAAGTTGTGGTAGAAATCACAGATTACGGTGAGGACAGACGGAATCCGGAAGGAAAGATCATTGAGATTCTGGGACATATCAACGATCCCGGTGTGGACATTCTTTCTGTGATTCGCAGATATGAACTGCCTGTGGAATTCCCTGAGGAAGTGTATCAGGAAATCGAAAATGTGGAACTGGAAATCAATGAAAAAGAGATGATGGGCAGAGAAGACCTGCGTAATGTGCTGACCATCACCATTGATGGGGAAGATTCCAAAGACTTGGACGACGCTGTTTCCCTGACAAAACTGGATAATGGCAATTATGAACTGGGCGTGCATATTGCGGACGTTTCCCATTATGTGCAGGAGAATACCGCTCTGGATAAGGAAGCTTACGAAAGAGGTACCAGTGTGTATCTGGTAGATCGGGTGATTCCCATGCTGCCCCATAAGCTGAGCAACGGCATTTGTTCCCTGAATCCTCACGAAGATCGTCTTGCACTGAGCTGCATCATGGAAATCGACCACAGAGGGTATGTGGTGAACCATCGGGTAGTCAATTCTGTGATTTATTCCGACTACCGCATGACATATACAGCCGTAAGGGAAATTCTGGAGGACAAGACACCGGAGCTTTTGGAAAAATACGCGGAAATCGTTCCTATGTTGGAAGAAATGAACGAACTCAGAAAAATTCTTGTGGCAAAACGGAAAAAACGTGGTTCTGTAAACTTTGACCTGCCGGAATCCAAGATCATTCTGGATGAGCAGGGCAAACCTATTGACATCAAGCCCTATGATCGGAATATTGCCACAAACCTCATTGAGGAATTTATGTTGGTCTGCAACGAAACTGTTGCGGAAAACTTCTTCTGGCAGGAAATCCCCTTTGTGTTCCGTTCCCATCAGGAACCGGATGAGGAAAAAACAGAAAAGATGGAACAGTTCATCCGTGGGTTTGGCTATCGTGTGAAGAAAAAAGATGGGGAAATCCATCCCAGAGAAATCCAGCGAGTGCTGGCAGAAGCGGAAGGTAAGCCAGAAGAACGTATCATCACCCGTATGGTGCTGCGCAGCATGATGCAGGCAAGATATACAGCGGACAATCAGGGGCATTTTGGTCTGGCAGCAAAATATTACTGCCACTTTACCTCCCCCATCCGTCGTTATCCCGACTTGGAAATTCACCGCCTCATCAAACTCACACTGGCTGGAGAAATGAGCGGCAAACGGGAACAATCCTATCGGAAGAAAATGCCGGACATTGCCCAGCACTGCTCCAAGCGGGAACGTGTGGCAGAAGATGCCGAACGAGATACAGATGCACTGAAGAAAGTAGAATTCATGCTGGATAAAATCGGCGAAACTTATGAAGGCATCATCTCCGGCGTCACCAACTGGGGCATTTATGTGGAACTGGCAAACACCGTAGAAGGCATGGTTGCTTTGAACCAGCTGGATGATGACTATTATGAATTTGATGACAGAAACATGCAGGTGGTCGGCAAGAGAGGCGGCAAGATTTATCGTCTTGGAGATGCCGTGCAGGTGACTGTGGCAAAGGTATCCAAGGAATTGGGAACCATTGATTTTGTATTTGCAGAAGAAGCCTTTGAATTTTAAATGATTATCTGTCAAAAGCTGGAATCGATGATTTCAGCTTTTGCCGGAGATTTTTCCTGTATGGAAGGTGTTTCTCTGGTAGAATATAATGGAAGAAACAGTTGTTTGAAATATGCGAAAGCTGTCATATTTCTTTTGAAATTTGTAACAGAAACGTCATTTGATTTTTTTGGAATCTGTGATATAATCTATCATGCAGAAGAAAACGGCAGAAAAGCAGACAGGAAGTGAGCCAATGGCAAAGGGAAACGGCACAAAGCTGATTGCACAGAATAAAAAAGCATATCATGATTATTTCATCGAAGACGTGTATCAGGCAGGCATTTCTCTCGTTGGCACAGAAGTGAAAAGTCTGCGGGCTGGCAAATGCAGTCTGAAGGAAAGCTTTATCCGCATTGAAAACGGGCAGGCTTTCATTATGAACATGCACATCAGTCCTTACGAACAGGGGAATATCTTCAATAAAGATCCTCTGCGTACCAGACGTTTGCTGCTGCACAAAAACGAAATCCGCAAGATTGCCGCACAGGTACAGGCTGCCGGATATACGGTGGTACCTTTGAAGGTCTACTTCGACCGCAGTCTGGTGAAAGTGGATATCGCGCTGGCAAAAGGTAAGAAACTTTATGACAAGCGTGAAACCATTGCCAAAAATGATATGCGTCGTCAGGCGGAAAAAGAGTTTAAGATTCGTAATCTTACTTTATAAGACACACGGGGATGTAATGGTTTCGACGGGAGTCTTGAAAGTAGGGATAGCCATCCGCAGCCCGGTGAACTGCGTCATCAAGCCGGAAACTTTTCTAAAAAGAAACGACAACAATAAATTAGCATACGCTGCCTAATTGCGGCAGCTGTCAACCCCCGGATTCCTGCCGCCGGGGAGCTTGGCATCGACTTGGCGGGGCACTTTTTCGCTTAAGCTTTGCGGCGGAAAAAGATTCATGAAGCTACCGAGGAACATAGCCTGTCATTCGGCGATGGTCTGAGGGAATTCTAAAAGACTGACTGTGATGGGAGAAGTTCTTACAGATGGGTTTTCGGACAGGGGTTCGACTCCCCTCATCTCCATTCTGAGAACAAAACAAGCTTTGCTGTATGAAGCGGCAAAGGGATGTTCCAAAAAAGCTGCGCAGAAGATTAGGGGCATCATCATAAGCAAACAAAGAAAGCCGAAATCCTGATGATACTGCGGATTTCGGCTTTCTGATTCTAACTTAGATTTTATTTCGTATGTTTTCTTATGAAGATAGCCGTCGCACTTCCCCTTAAGAAATCAATCAAATAAAAAAACAATGTTTTCTTAAGTGGAAGTCGCTGCTCTTCTGCGTTTTTTTGAATCATTTTGTGCGAAAAAAGGGGGATTTACATGAGAAAGAAATTATCATTGCTGTTTATGGCACTTTTTCTGTTTATGGGCGTACCGCAGATGGCACAGGCAGCAGAATATCCGTATGAGGTAGAAGTCAATCTGACACAGAATGTGGTCACTGTTTATAAAAAAGATGCCGCAGGGAACTATACCGTGCCTGACAGAGCCTTTGTCTGCTCCGTAGGTCCTGCCACACCCACAGGCACATTCCGTACAACAGATAAATATGTATGGCGTGCCCTGTTCGGCAATGTTTACGGACAGTATGCCACACGTATCACTGGCAGTATCCTGTTTCATTCTGTACCTTATTATACCATGTACGATAAAGGCTCTCTGGAATACTTGGAGTACAACAAACTGGGTACATCTGCATCCATGGGTTGTGTGCGTCTGACAGTGGAAAATGCAAAATGGATTTATGATAATTGTCCCGCGGGTACTACCGTAAGAATGGTAAAGAATAACAATCCTTTGCCCATCCAGCCGGAACAGCCTCAGAAGTTGAATATCTATGATACAAAGCTGAGAGGCTGGGACCCTACAGACCCTGATCTGGCAAACCCCTGGCATAAAGTGCTGCCAGACCATGCCAGAATGGAAAGCATCAATGTCAAAAGCCCCAGAAGCAGTTTTGCTGTGGACGCTTTTTATGGCGGCGGCACTTATTATTTGACGGCAGACGATGCCAACAAAGTATTCGTTCAGCTGGGCAAGACACTGACTCTGCCTGTTTCTGCGGCAGATACCACCAAAGCTATGGGAACTTCCCAGATCACATATCAGGGAAAAACAGCAGAAGTATCCTATTGTATCTACGAAGGCAAAACCTATTACAAACTACGGGATTTGGCTTCAATGACAGAAACAGATATTTCATGGAATGCGCAGACAGAAGATATTGTTCTTTCTGATGCCCGGGAACAGAATTGGCTCAATCGTGTGTTGATTCGCAGAAATCTGGCAGTAGAACTTTCTGCATAAGGTAGAAAACAAAGCCTGCATGCATCAGTCATGCGGGCTTTTTTATGTCTGTTTGGGAATCATATTCTGGAAATTCTTAAAAAATCTGTCATTTATACTAATTTTTCGGTGGTTTTGTTGATTTTTCCTCGTCATTGTGGTATGATGCTCGGGAAAAACCCAAAGAAAGAGGGAAAAATATGGGATGGAAAAAATTAACGGTCATTGTTGTGGCAGCGGCAGCCCTGGTAGGCGGCGCACTGTCCCTTTCCATGTACCTGACCAGACAGCAGGAACTGGAAATGGAAGTTGCGGATCAGAAACCTCAGCCGCCACAGGCAGTTGATACCACAACATTGGCGGATATGGAAAATATGCCAATTTATTATGATGATGATGAAGTGCTGCTTCTGCCTGTCAGAAACGTGGTGGAAGGTCTGGGCGGCAGTGTTTCCTGGGATCGTGAGAAAAAAGCAACAGAGATTTCTTTTTATGGTAAGAAACTGCTTTTGAATCGCGGCAGCAGAGATGCGGAGCTTAATGGCTATGAAATCACATTGGATCGGGAAGTGGAAGCCATCAACGGCTGTTTGTATGTATCTTCCGATGTATTTTCTGAGTATTTTGCGACAGAAGTCATCTGGGACAGTAGCCAGCAGCTGGTAACCATCAAAACAGGTGATAATACCAAACCGGTTATTGCAGGACGTATGCTGGAAGGCGTAGACGGAGAGCGGAATTACTCTGCGGAAATTCCTGTTGTAGTTGGTTTGAATGATATCAGTTATGAAAAAAGTCTGAATGATGCCTTTGAATCCTTTGCATTGGAACAGCTGGCATCTTTCCCAAACGTAGTTCCTGCGGAAGAAGCAGAAGAAGCGGCAGAAGAAGCTGAAGCGGTGGAACAGTCTGGAGAAGAACAAGCGGAAGCACAGGCTGAAGAAGGAACAGCAGCGGAAGCAGAAGCCAATACAGAAACAGAGGCAAATGCCGAACAGGCAGAAGCGGCAGAAGAAACTGCGGATATGCCCAAACCCGATCATGTACGTCTTGGTTTTGTGAAGGGATATATCGGTGCAGAATTCCTTTCCTTCTATTGGGAAGTGGATGTAGACGGCAAACTGTCTAGTCAGGGTGTCAACGTTGACCTGCAGGGACAGAAGTATGTCAATATTTTGGATTTGACAGCCAGCCGTGATATCGAAACAGAGCTTCATGTCTATGCAGAAGATGTAGATCCTGAAAATTACTATATTTCTGCGGACAAAGAATGGATTTTGCTGTCCAATGATGAAGAAACCGGCACATATCAGGCAGTTTCCGTACCTGCGGAAATGGCACAGAGTGTTTGGAAGGATAAATACAAGTTTTTAATTGCATAAATAGATGTTTCAAAACACCTCTATGAAACTATCATAGGGGTGTTTTTGTGTATACAATATATTTTTTGCGTCTTTGATATTTTCGTATCAATCTTGGTAATTGTGTATGAATTTCAGTACAAAATATTGCCAAGAAAAAGATGTTTGTCTGACATATAAGCGCGGTATTTTTGCAGATACATCGTGAAAAGGAATGTAAATTGCATAAAAATATTTTTTTATACATGATAGGCACCGTCAATTCGCACAAAGGGTCTTTTGTTAGAAACATAACGGTTTTATTTCCATTTTGCGGTTGAAATCATAAGAATTTGATTGTATAATAAACAGGAACTTGAAGCAGTGCTGCGGTCAGGCAAAAGAGGGTTGTTGTATGACAAGACTTTTGTCATAAATATACTCTTTCCGGGCAGGCAGCACGGCATGCACGGTTTTCCGTGCAGACCTAGGGGTTTCCCGAAAGCAAAGTTTTGTAAAATACAGAAGATTTACAAAATAAGGAGGAGAACAAAAAATGTCTAAAGTAATGAAAACGATGGACGGTAACGAAGCTGCTGCATACGCTTCCTATGCGTTTACAGAAGTAGCTGGTATTTTCCCCATCACACCTTCCTCCCCAATGGCTGAAAAAACAGACGATTGGGCAGCAAATGGCAAGAAAAACCTTTTCGGTCAGACTGTTAAAGTAGTAGAAATGCAGTCTGAAGCAGGTGCTTCCGGTACTGTACACGGTTCCCTGGCAGCTGGCGCTCTGACAACAACTTATACAGCATCTCAGGGTCTGCTGCTGATGATCCCCAACATGTACAAAATCTCCGGTGAACTGCTTCCCGCAGTATTCCATGTAACAGCTCGTGCGCTGGCAGCTCACGCTCTGTCTATCTTTGGTGACCACTCCGACGTTATGGCTTGTCGTCAGACAGGTTTCGCTCTGCTGGTTTCCAACAGCGTACAGGAAGTTATGGATCTGGCTTGCGTAGCACATCTGTCCGCAATCAAAGGCCGTGTTCCTTTCCTGCATTTCTTTGATGGTTTCCGTACATCTCACGAAATCCAGAAAATCGAATGCATCGACTATGATGAACTGGCTAAAATCATCGACATGGATGCAGTTAACGCATTCAAGAGAAATGCGCTGAACCCTGAACATCCCGTTATCAGAGGTACAGCTCAGAACCCTGACATCTACTTCCAGGCTCGTGAAGCAGCAAACAAATTCTATGATGCTCTGCCTGCAGTAGTAGAAGAATACATGGGTGAAATCAACAGAATCACAGGCAGAGATTACAAACTGTTCAACTACTATGGTGCTCCCGATGCTGAAAGAATCATCATCGCTATGGGCTCCGCTTGTGAAGCTATTGAAGAAACAATCGACTACCTGGCAGCTAAAGGCGAAAAAGTTGGTCTGGTTAAAGTTCACCTGTTCAGACCTTTCGTAGCTGAAAAACTGCTGGAAGCTATCCCTAAAACAGTTAAGAAAATCGCTGTTCTGGATAGAACAAAAGAACCCGGCGCACAGGGCGAACCTCTGTACATGGACGTTTGCACAGCAATGTTCGAAGTAGAAAATGCTCCTGTTGTTGTTGGCGGCCGTTATGGTCTGGGTTCCAAAGACGTTACACCTGCACAGTTCATCGCTGTATATGCTAACCTGTCTCTGGACAAACCCAAAAACCACTTCACAATCGGTATCGTGGACGACGTAACCAACCACTCTCTGGAAGTTGGCGAAGAAGTTAACGTTACAGGTGATGACGGCACAATCAGCTGCAAATTCTGGGGTCTGGGCGCTGACGGTACTGTTGGTGCTAACAAAA